AACTGGTGGTGATACTGCTACTGAAGAAACAGTTGAGCTATTAGACGAACCTGAAGAACAAGAACAAACAATACCCGAATTACCACCTGAAAAAGTTAATCCCAATGTTGGTGAAAAAGAGTTTGGCTCCGCTAGGCTCAAGACCGAAGCAGAGATGACAAAGGTTAAGCGTGTTAGGCGAGAGACTCTATCACCACGCAGAGGATTGGCACTCAATCCTAATTACGCAAGTACAACTGGTTTAAATATAGGCGTTAAGAAGTGAGAGAAGAAGAAGCATCCATCAAAGCAAAGTACGAACTGGCGGCGACACACCGGCTTCCGTTTCTGGAACGGGCCAGAAAGTGCGCTGAACTTACCATTCCTACTCTTTATCCTAAAGAGGGTTCGTCTTCGGCGACAACTTTTCCGACTCCTTATCAATCGTTGGGCGCAAGAGGGGTCAACCATCTCGCCGCCAAGCTTCTACTCACTCTGTTGCCACCAAACGCACCCTTTTTCAAGCTCACTTTAAACTCACAGGCACGGGCTGAACTAGATCCTGAAACGACCAAGGGCGCAATTGACGAAGCAATGGGTTCCGCAGAGCGTTCCGTGATGCGTGAGATTGAAAACAGTGCGACCAGAGTTCAGGCGTTTGAAGCGTTAAAGCATCTGATTGTTTCAGGAAATGTTTTGATGTGCTGGCCCGACCCGGACAAAGGGCGAATGCGAGTCTATCCGTTAGATCGTTATTGCGTGTATAGAGATTTTGAAGGCAACGTCAGCGAAATTATTATTCGTGAAACTGTATCGCCTTTGATGCTACCTGAATCAGCCAAGGGGCTGGTCCCGAAAGAATCCAATGTCTCAGACGACCCGGATCGTGAGATAGATTTATTCACTTGCGTCAAGCATGAGAAAGAAGGGGGGTGGTCCGTCTATCAAGAAATTGAGGGTAACACTGTGCCGGGATCGCAGGGATACTACCCCGAAAATAAAACCCTTCCGTGGTTGCCGTTAAGATACGATTTTGTGGACGGCGAGGACTACGGGCGTGGGCATATTGAGCAGTATTACGGCGACCTCAAAAGCTTAGAGCAACTGACCAAAGCCATTGTTGAGGGATCAGCCGCCGCTTCAAAAGTTTTATTCTTGGTTTCTCCCAACGGGATGACTTCAGAGCAGGATCTTGCCGAGGTTCCTAACGGGGGGATTATTCCGGGCAATGCTTCGGATGTCAGCGTGTTGCAAATGGAGAAGTTTAACGACTTCCGCATCGCAGACATTACGATACAAAAAATATCGGAACGACTTAGTTACTCGTTCATGCTTAACTCTGCGATCCGCAGGGATGCCGAGCGTGTTACGGCAGAAGAAATACGATTCATGGCTTCAGAATTAGAGAGTTCTCTTGGGGGCGTGTTCTCCTTGCTCTCAACCAGTTTCCAGTTACCACTCGTCAGAATCATTTTAGACAAATTAGAGTCTAAAGGGGAGCTTCCCCCACTTGACGATGAAATAGTTCGGCCCCAGATCGTGACCGGCCTTGAAGGATTAGGCAGGAATGAGGATCTAAGCCGACTCTCCGAGTTCTTAAACGACATCAATCTGCTTTCACAATCACAGGGCATTCAAGCTGAAATGAATCTTGATGAGATTATTAGGCGTGTTGGTTCTGCGAGAGGAATTGAAATGCAAGGAATGGTTAAGACCCCGGAACAGAAACAACAAGAACAACAAGCGGCCCAAGAAAGGTTGAAAGAACAACAATTCTTTGAGCTTCTTAAAACGGCATCTCCTGAAATCATTAAGCAGTTTGGCGGTCAATTTGGCGGCGAGGAAGCGGTTCAGGGAATGCCTTCACCGAACCAAATAAGTTAATATGCCAGAAGTACAAACAACTCCAACTCCTGAACCTGAATCTCAGGAGTATATCAGCGAAATGGTCGCCAAGGCCGATGCTCAACAAAAAGTCCCAGAGGGATTAACCGAGCAAACAGAACAGGCCGAAAGACCCGATTGGTTGCCAGAAAAATTTCAGAGCGCAGAGGACATGGCGAAAGCGTATTCTGAACTTGAGTCAAAACTAGGTTCCAAAAATGAGCCAGACCCCCCAGAGGCCCCCGCCGAAAACGTGACGGAGCAACAGGCCAATGAGATGATGAACGAGAAGGGTCTGGATTATACAAAGTATGAAAAAGAGTTTACAGAGAGTGGCGAATTAACCGCCGAATCTTATAAAGAATTAGCTGAAAGCGGTCTTCCGAGGGAGATGGTGGACGGCTATATCAAGGGTCAGCAATCGCTGATCGAACAGGCCCGACAAGAGGGTTTTCAAATTGCTGGTGGCGAAGACCAATTCAACGAAATGATGAACTGGGCAGAACGCAACCTCTCTCCTAATGAAATCCAACAGTATAATAATATGCTTGGAAATGATGCGGAGCAAAATAGGTTTGCAATTAAATCGCTTAATGCTTTGTGGAAACAAGAAAACGGGTCTGCACCAAATCTAATTAATGGAAGGTCAAGCAGTGCGCCCACGGGTTACGGCTCATGGGAACAAATCAGCGAAGCCATGCGAGATCCGAGGTATTCCAAAGATCCTGCTTATAGGCAAGCGGTTGAGCGCAAGGTGATGTCCTCCAACCTACCGGGGTAAAACCCACTTCCAAGTAAACATAAGCACAGTCTGACCCTCTGCGGAGGATAATCCTATTGTAGCCTAGTGACCGAGGAAGGCGTTTTAATCCGTCTTTTCAATTCGCAAACATAGGAAAACATTATGACTGCGGCAACTGTATCACGTTTAGGACAAGTCAATGGAGCCAATGACGCTCTAGCTTTATTCCTCAAGGTCTTTAGTGGGGAAGTTTTAACCACCTTTGATGAGATAAATCTCATGAAGGGTTTGCACATGAATCGCACCATTTCATCGGGGAAGTCGGCAACTTTTCCAATTATTGGGACCAGTGCGGCGGAATACCATACGCCCGGTGCTGAAATTGTTGGGGCGGCGATCAAGCACAATGAAAGGATTGTGCATATTGATGGTCTTCTCATTGCTCATGTCTTCATTTCCAATCTGGATGAAGCACTAAATCATTTCGATGTAAGGCAACCATATGCCCATCAGCTTGGTCAGGCACTTGCGAACAAGTTCGACAAGAACTGTCTGATTCAGGTTCATAATGGTGGTGGTCAGACGACCAACATCACAGGCGGGAAGCCTTCTGCGGCTAATCAGATCGCACTTGCGAATGATGCTGATGATGTTGACGGCGACAAGCTTGCCGCTCATGTCATGACAATGGCCCGGATGATGGATCAGAATGATGTTCCAGAAAATGACCGCTATGTGGTCTTTGATCCGATCCAATACTACAAGATCGTTGAAGGCACTAAGGCCATTAATCGTGATTGGGGTGGATCTGGTTCGTTTGCAGATGGTGAAGTTCTGCGGATTGCAGGGATTAACGTCCTGAAGTCCAATCACCTTCCTGCTTTGGCAAACGTCACATCACATGACACCGGCATGATCCAAACTAGCAATAGCTATATTGGTGATTTCAGGAAGTGTCTTGCAGTCGGATTTCATCGTTCAGCTATCGGAACAGTTCAGTTAATGGGCTTGAAGGTAGAATCTGAGTATGACATTCGCAGGCAGGGGCATTTGATGGTGGCTAAATTCGCTCTTGGAACGAATTGGCTCCGTCCTGAATCGTGCTACCAGATCAATTATGGTGCGAATCAAACAGTAAGAACTTAATAGTCTTACTTCTTTAGGGGGCTTCGGCCCCCTTTCCCTTTCCTTAGACACAATCGAATGGCTACAAGCGTAGAGAATCCGAAGCTGGAAGCAGTAAATGTGATGCTTTCGGTGATCGGGGAAGCCCCGGTCAATAGCTTAAAGTCGGGTTTAGCAGATGCGGAAGCGGCTGAAAGAATACTGAACAGAATAAATAAGGAAGTACAAACCGAAGGGTGGACGTTTAACACACGAAGAAAATACTCACTTACACCCAACGATGACAAGATTGTTGAGCTACCTATAAACACATTAAAAGTAACGTGCGTTGACATCTCAAGGGACTACCCGTTAGTGCAAAGAGGATTACGCCTTTATAACTTTGAGAAACATAACTATCTCATTGGAGATGATTACACTGAGGTTAAAGTTGATCTTGTTGAAGAAATTGAATTTAACGATGACCCGACTGAAAAGAACAACTCCCTTCCTGAATATGCACGAAGATATATTGCCCTTAGAGCTTCAAGAGTCTTTGTTTCCAGATATTTAGGCGCACAGGAAATCGTAGGCTTTACAGAAAGAGATGAAGCAATAGCACGAACTGAGTTAAAGCAGGCTGAAGGTCTTGTTGCAAAGCGTTCTATCTTTGACCACTCCCTTCGTGGTGAGTTTAATATTTACGAAGCATATAATAGGACTATCTAAGTGCCGTTCATAAACGATTCATTTCCTAATTTTGCGGATGGGGTTTCGCAACAACCGATGGTTCTGCGCCTTCCCACACAAGGAGATGTCCAAGAAAACGGCTTATCAGATCCGTCACAGGGGTTAAGCAAACGACCTTGTTCTGAGCATCTTTCCAAGATAGGCGATTTCGCTACTGCCAACTCGTTTGGAGCAACGATCATTCGCTCGGCTGATGAAGCTTACTTTTTACTTATAAGACCAAACCAACCCCCTACATTATACAACACTTCTGACGGGTCCAGCGTTACAGTCAACGTAACAGAACCCAACGATCATGCTATAAATTCGATTACTTATGCCGGTGCGACTGCGACTGCAACCACTGCATCAGCGCATGGTTTAAGTGTAGGCGACAAGGTGCAGATCAACTCTGCGGAAGTGACAACTGGTACTAATTATTACAATGGTGAATTTACGACCATAACCGGCACAACCGGCTCGACAATAAAATACACAATGTCGGCTTCTGACACTGCCGTAAATGCTTCAGGCTCTCCGACTTTTGCCAAGGTTTACTCATCTGGGGCTGATTACAACACTGTTTGTGATTATGTGAAGATGACCGATCCAAGCGGCGACATCCGCATAGTTTCAATTGCTGATGAGACTTTTATTTTAGATAAAAATACGACTGTCAAAAAATCCAGCACTGTCACCACAAACCGAGACTTTTACGAAGCGGCAGTATGGGTTCGTTTAGGAGATTTTGGTACGACTTACACCATTACCATTACTGAAAATGACGGCACTGTTAATGACTTCACACATTCAGTTCCAAGCACCAATGATTACACCGATGCGGATTCTATTTTAGAATCTGACACAACCACCAAGAAAATAACTGAAGAATTATTTAAGAAACTCAATGGCGGGTCTTCACTTCCATCGCCTTCTGCTGGTCAGAGGTCTATTGCTTCTATAAATGTTGGTGGTACAAATCTAACCGCCCCTGTTATTCAAGCATATATGAGGGATGGGGAGTCTGTAATTTACTTCAAGACTGCTAACCGAAGTGTAGATTTCACGATAGAAGCCAAAGATTCCAAGGATTTTGGACACATGAGGGTTTTTAAGGGTAAGACCTCTAAATTTGCCAATCTCCCGACTAAAGGCCCAACGCAAATGGGCGGTTTTGAGATGAATGTTGCCGGTGATTTTACCAAGGACCAAGACGATTTCTATGTTCGTGCGGCTTACAACACAACCAGTAGTGAAATCACCTACGAAGAATGTGCAAAAGACAACATTGCTCACCAGTTTGATGCCACGACACTGCCAAGGCGTTTAGTCCGAAACAGTGACGGCACTTATTCGCTGAAACTCACAAACTGGGATGCCAGAACAGTAGGCGATGATGAAACAAATCCATACCCGGATTTTGTAAATCGGAAACTTTCAGACATTTTCTATCATCAAGGCAGACTTGGATTTCTTAGTGAAGAAACACTGTATTTAAGTGAAACCAACGAGACTACAAACTTCTGGCTTACCACTGTTTTATCCGAGTTAGACACTCAGGCCATTGCGGTGTCATCTGCCGGTACAGAGATCAGCAACCTAGAGTACGCTATTCCGCACCATGAGAACCTCATTATGTTCTCGAAACTGCAACAGTTGGCGTTAAGGGCTGAATCGGTGCTTACCACCAAGTCGGCGGCAATCAAAACAGTTACTACTTTTGAGACTTCGATGAGGTCGGCCCCCACCAGTTCAGGGCGGTTCGTCTTCTTTGCAGAAAAACGGGGAGGACACACAGGCATTCGTGAATATTACGTTGACAGCACCACCAACACGATGGATGCCCAAGCAATCACAATGCACGTTAATAAATACATTCCCGGTGAAGCCACTCAGTTGTTAGCAAGCTCCAACGTGGATCTGCTTTTGGTCAGAACAGATGATTCGACTGTCGAAGATACCATCTTTGTATACCGATACACTTGGGTCGGATCGACTAAAGTTCAGGCCGCATGGTCAACATGGAAGTTTGACGGCAAAGTTCGGGCGATGGGGTTTGTTGAAGCAGATTTGATCTTGGTCATAGAACGCACAGTAGATTCCACAACCAGAAGCTACATCGAAAAAATTAATCTGGGCCGTGACAGTGCAGAAACCGAGACAGATCAAGGCCATGCCGTGCTACTTGACCGGCGTGTGAAACTCACCAGCAACTCCGCATTCACTAATTTCACAACTAACTATTACACCGATGCCGGAACGGATCTGGTTTATGTGGATAAATTTGGCGACCAAAAGACGGCATCTCAAATCACTACTGATATAGCAACCACGGCACTCTCTAGTAGCAACCCGTTGTGGGCAGGGGTTAAGTACGATTTTAAGTATCGTTTTAGTGAGCCGGTTGTTCGTGTCGCAGAGGGACAGGCCGCAACTACGGCAGGCAGAATTCAGCTAAGAACAATGTCAGTCAACTATTCAAATACCGGGTTCTTTAAGATTGTTGTCAAACCTCAAGGCCATGACGTTTTAGACGGGACCACGGCAGTCAGAAGTACAAGCAACCACACCATGAACGGAAGAATCATCTCACAGAAAGAAATGCTTGCAGATAAATCACCTATTGTTTCAGGCACATTTAGATTCCCGGTTTACTCAGTATCCACCGGCGTTCAGGTTGAGATCCAATCTGACAATCATTTGCCCTGCTCTTTCCAAGGTGGCGAGTGGGAGGCTCAATTCCATCAGCGAACTAGGAGAATTTAATGTGTAAATATGCTGGTGCTGGATTGG